TGAAGTGATTGGCAACCTATTGCCCACAATGGCGCTGACAAAGGTTATGAAATGAAAGCCACAGCAACATCCATACCGGCATGCGTTGGAGGATTGAACGACAGAGACGGTATCGCAGAGATGCCGCCTAGTGATGCTGTCATCCTAGAGAACTGGTGGCCTTATCCCTCTTACCTAGGCATCCGCAAAGGCTCAAGCTCACACGTTACAGGCCTACCGTCTACCGTGGAGACCCTTGTAGAGTATCTGCCTACTACGGGCGGCTCTACGCTATTCGCAGCGGCTGGCACTTCTATCTACAACGTCACCACAGCAGGCGCAGTGGGGGCAGCGGTACAGACTGGCCTATCTAACGCAAGATGGGAAAACGCTCAGATCACTACTCCGGGCGGTTCTTTCCTTTACCTTGTTAACGGGGTTGACTCCCCCCGCCTTTGGAATGGCACAGCATGGACAACGATAACGGGAGCCTCTAGCCCCGCTATTACAGGGGTAACTACAACCCTCCTAGCCCATGTGCAGCTATTTAAAAACCGGCTATTCTTCGTTGAAAAGAACGCCATGCGGGTTTGGTATCTGCCGGTTAACTCCGTGGGTGGTGCGGCGGCTTCGCTGGACTTCGGTTCTATCTTCCGTCTGGGTGGGTTTGTCCAAGCTGTCTACACATGGACGATTGACGCCGGTTCGGGTGCGGATGATCATTTTGTGGTTCTGTCTAGTAACGGCGAAGTGGCTGTTTACTCAGGGACAGACCCTAGCAGCGCTTCTGCTTGGAATCTAGTCGGAGTTTTCACTCTGGGTAGACCTATCGGGCGGCGGTGCGGTATCAAATTTGGCGGTGATCTAGCGATTAACTGCATGGAAGGCGTATTCCCATTGGGTAAGGGCTTGCTGTCATCTTCCGTAGACCGCCGAGTAGCCCTGACCGACAAAATCCAAAACTCCGTATCTTTGGCGGCTAACTCATACGCCAATAATTACGGCTGGCAGTTGTGCCAATACCCAGACAACAACATGCTGATATTGAACGTGCCAGCGGGTAACGGTCAAAACTATCAGTACGCACAGAACACTATTACAGGCGCTTGGACTAAATTTACCGGCTGGAATGCCACTGTTTGGCTGAATGCCGCTACTGGCCTCTATTACGGAGATGGAAACTCGATTCAAAAGGCTTGGACGGGAAATCTAGACGGGACTGTACCCATTCAAGCTGATGTGCTTCCTGCTTTTAGTTACTTCGGCAACAAAGCGCGGAATAAATACTTCACGATGGTTAGACCATATCTACAGAGTACAGGCAACCCGTCTGTGCTTTACGGCCTGAATACTGACTTTAACGCCTCAGACCCTCAAGGCGCTTTAACTTATACGCCTCCCACAGGTATGGTTTGGGGTTCTATGGTCTGGGGTTCTATGGTTTGGGGTGGTGGCCTCACTCCTATTACTGCTTGGCAGACTGTAGGGGCTGTGTGCAACTCTGCGGCGGTGCGTCTTAAAATCCAGAATAACGGCTCCGATGTTCGATTCACGAACCTTGATTATTTATACCAGCAAGGACAGAGCGTTTTGTGAAAGTATTTGGCAATGAAGTTACCTTTGATGCCGATTTAGTCGGCCCGTGGGTATCTGCCAAAACTGGTGGTCATTGGTGCAAAGGTAGGGGGACTGCGATAGGCAGACTAAAGGACGGTGAACTAGTGGCAGGGGTTCTATATGAGGACTTTACCGGCTCTAACGTGGTTTGCCACATAGCAGGCGATGAAGGGTGGGCGACTAGGGGTTTTTTGAAATTGATTTTTGATTACCCACTGAACCAGCTTGGATGTAAAAGAATCACTGCACCAGTGGCAGCAAATAACACAAAAAGCAGATTGTTAATGGATAGATTGGGCTTTATACTTGAGGCAACACTAGCTCAGGCTATCCCTGATTCTGATTTGCTTATTTACCGGATGTTCGCATCTGAATGCAAGTTTTTGAAGGATAGATACCATGGGTAAAGCCAGCGCTCCCGCAGCACCAGACTACACAGCAGCAGCAGAGAAAACCGCAGCGGGCAACCTCGAAGCGGCTAAATACGCTACCAAAGCCAATCGGGTTAACCAATATACCCCTTATGGCAACCTGACCTACAAAGAAAACGGCGATGGTACTTGGTCGCAGACCCAGACGCTAACTCCTCAAGCGCAGGCCACGTTAGACAAACAAATGCAGTTGTCTAACAAATACGCAGACACAGCATCACAAGGTTTCGACAAGGTTCAAGGGCTTTTGGCTAATCCTGAACTGGATATGTCGCAACTCCCAAGCCGTGCTATTAACGTAGGGCAAACGGCTCAGGAAGCGATTATGTCGCGCCTACAGCCTCAATTGGCACAGCAAGAGGAAGCACTCCGCACAAGACTGGCAAATCAAGGCATAACCCTAGGTTCCGACGCTTACGGAAAAGAGATGACAGCACAAGGCCAGCGGGGTAATGACCTACAGTTGCAGGCAGCTCTCCAAGGCATCAATCTAGACCAAGCAAACCGCGCAAGTGCTTTGCAGGAGCAAGCCTACGTCCAAGACCGTCCGCTTAACTTGGTTAACGCCCTTCGCTCTGGCGCGCAGGTTCAATCGCCACAGTTTCAGAGCTACGCGCAGCAAGGGCAGACGCAAGGCCCTAACTACTCGGGCGCAGCACAGCAACAATATGGCGCGGATATGGATGCTTACAACGCACAGCAAGCAGGCTCTAGCGGAATGATGTCTGGCCTGTTTGGGGTAGGTATGGGTCTGGCTGGATTGCCGGGGGCCGGTGGTTCGATCATCCAAGGCGCAAGGGGACTGTTCCGATGAACTACGACGAACAAGAAAAACTGTTAGCCCAACAACGGGCGCGGTACATTCAGCAGCAAGACCAACAAGCCCCGCAGGGTAGGATGGTAGGCAATCGCTTTGTCGCAGCTAACCCATTGGAATACCTAGCGGCTGGCCTTCGCGGTTATGGCGGGTTTAAAGGTGAGCAGCAAACAACCCAAGAGCTAGGCGACCTGCAAAAGCAAAAACAAGAGGCCATGCAAGGCGATATGAACGCCATGATTACCGCGCTACGTGGTAAGCCTGCTGAGACTGTGCAACCTCTAACGCCTAACGACGATGAAGGCAATGTAAACGCGCCTATCCAGATGCCTGCAAAGGCTGGAAGCATGGATGACTTCTATCGCGTAGCGGCTGGCTCTCAGTTTCCGCAGTTTCAGCAAATGGGCATGCAAGGTGCGCTTACGTCTGCACAAGAGCAAGCTAAACGACTGCAAGCGCAACAAGAAAACCAGCGCATCATGGGTGTATTGCAAGCAGCAAAAACACCACAAGAGGCGATTTCAGCGGGTGTACCGGCTGACACTGTAAAAGCCTATTACGAGTCTCCGAATTATGGAAAATCGAAGGTTAAATTCCAAGACGTAGGCGGCAAACTTGTGCCCGTGGATGAATACGGTCAAACACCTACAGGCATTCAATCTTTGGACAAAACAGGCAATCCGTTTAGCGATTTGGTTTTGCGTGGTGCTGATGGCGGCATGGTTCCTAATGCTCCGCTTGTAGGTGCAAAAACAGGTATTGCGCGAGCTGGAAAGCCTGTCGTAAACGTAGATGCTCGCAACTTCAATACGCAAGAAAGCGAGCAATCTAAGGCTTACGGAAAAACTCTTGGAGAGATGCGCGGCGTCATTACTCAGGCTGGATTTGATGCGCCTAAGAAGATTGCGCAGCTAGACCGTATGGAGCAACTTATCGGCGGATTGGATGCCGGTGGTAAGGGTGCGCCATTGGCGGCTGATATTGCATCTTATGCTCAAAGCATGGGCATCAAAATTGATCCAAAACTTGGGGCAAAAGAGGCTGCACAAGCTCTGGCTATTGAGATGGCCGGAAATATGCGCGCACCGGGCACAGGCCCGATGACAGATAAGGACTTTGATAACTTCTTGCGCCGTGTGCCAGATTTGTCTAAGACGCCAGAAGGACGCAAGCAAATTACAGGAACTATGCGAGCAGCATTGCAGCGTGATCTTGAGGCTTCTAAATTTGCGCGTGACTATGCCAAGGCTAATGGCGGCGTCATTGATGACAATTTTTATGATGCAATGGCTGATTTTTACGCTAAAAATCCAGTTGTTACCCCTGATCTGCCAAAAACTAATGCGCGAGGCCAAGCCTTGCCAAAGTTTGAAGGCGATAAGGAAGCCCGTTATCAAGAGTGGAAAAGAAAGCAGGGTATGCAATGACCGAGCAAGAGGAATTCGAATTCCGCGCACGGCTTGAGGCCGAGCAAGCCCAAAAGCCTACCACTAGGCAACAGGTGCAGGCGTCTTTTCCTATGCGTGTTTTGCAGGGCGCAAGAGACCCTATTGACGCAGGCGCGCAGCTTCTTCCCCGTGGACTTCAGTTTGTAACTTCTGCTGGTGGAATGGCTCCCAATGCCGTTTCAGAGTGGTTTGGTAAAGAGGCGCAAGGCGTAGACCAAGGCATAAGCGAAAACGAGGCCCAATACGAAGCAGCACGACGCGCAACTGGTCAAGAGGGATTCGATGCAGGCCGATTTGTTGGTAACGTAGTAAGCCCTGCCAATGCCGCTATCGCGGCGCGTTTGCCTGCTGGCGCTACCACTGCTGGCAGGGTTGGCACTGGAATGGCTCTAGGTGCGTCTGGCGGCGCTCTAAGCCCTGTTAACACCCAGAACAATCCAGACTTCGCAGGAACCAAAGCAGGCCAGATGTTGGTTGGCGGTATTGCGGGTGGAGTGCTTACACCTATCGCCGGTAAAGTAGCTGATAAGTTTGCTAGTTACATTGCAAGCAAGCGCGCACCGAGTGAATTGGTAATGCAGAAAAGCGCTCAAGACATTGCGCAAGAAATGGGGCTTGATTACTCCGCTATGACTGCGCGGCAACGCACATCATTGATGGATGAAATTCGCACGGCTTTGCAAGCAAATTTAGGCAAAGACCCAGCGGCGGCAATGCGTAAGGCTGACTTTGAGGCAGAGGGCATGCCGTTCTTAACAGGACAAGCAACACGCGACCCGCTACAGTTTGCCGCTGAAAAGAACCTTGCTCAAGGTAACAAAGAAATTGCATCCGTATTGCAGCAACAAGGCGCACAGCTTCGTTCTAATATTGGCAAATACGGCATGGGGGCAGCTCCTGAACAGCAGGCAGGCCCGACACTAATTAACGCACTACGCAACTACAGCGACAAGCTAGGCGAAGGCGTAAAAGGTGCTTATACAGTAGCTCGCAACTCTGCCGGTAAAGATGCAGAAGTACCAATGCAGGGATTGGCGCAAGACTTTGCTACGGTATTGGATAACTTTGGCGACAAGATACCAAGCGGCGTACTAAACCAGTTTAAGAAATACGGGATTCTTGAAGGCGGCGATATGACGCAACGCAAGATTTTTACCGTAGAGGAAGCCGACAAACTTCTAAAGGTCATTAACGCTAACCAAAGCAGCGATAAAGCCACAAATGCGGCTCTAACGGCTTTGCGTGGAGCTGTTAAAAAAGCGGTAACCGAAGATGCTGGCGCTGACGATGTGTTTGCCGGTGCGCGCAAATTGGCGGCTGAAAAATTCCGCTTAGAAGATGCAGTCCCCGCACTTGAAGCCTCAGCTAGTGGCGCTGCAAATCCTGATACGTTTGTGACTAACTTTATTGTTAGCAAAAATGCACAAACGCCTCAAGTGCAACAACTTGCAAAGATACTCCGAGAGCAAGACCCGCAGGCATTTAGCGAGGCACGGGCACAAGTCGGCGCATATTTACAGCGTCAAGCATTAGGCGAAAACTTGGCTGGTGATAAGGCTATCCGTCCTGAGATGTACGCTAAAGCCTTGCGTCAGTTTGGCGAGGAAAAACTAGGCGCATTCTTTACCCCTCAAGAAATATCATCCATGCAACGCAATGCACGAATTGCGGCATACATTGATTCTGTGCCTAATGCGTCACGCCCTAACACTTCAGGAAACTGGCAGGCAATCTCTAATGTTGCTCAAAAGCTGCCATTTATGCCGACCACATTGGCATTAGGTGGTGCTTTGAAATCAACGGTAGGTAATCAGCTTGATGCTGCTAGGGCGCTTTCTGGAAAGCTTCCTACCAATCCAACGCCCGAAGAAATAGCTTTTATTTCTAAAGTATTGGGAGGCGGGGCGGTCGCTACTGGTTCTACCAATACCCAACGCCGGTAAAATTAGCATGTACAAGTACACGCCTAAAATCATTGCCAAGATGCGTAATGTTTCTTCCATAGGTCAGAATATGCCACGTAACGGCAAAGGAGCGCAATAATGTCCCGTAACGGCTCAGGCGGCTATAGCCTACCATCTAATAGCTGGAATCCAGCGGTTAATGGCGTAACTGCCACAGCCGCAGACTGGCAAGCGCTAATTAATGACGTTGCCACGGCAATCCAACAATCCGTAAGCGCAGACGGACAAACCCCTATTACCGGCAATTTGCAGATGGGTGGCAATAAGCTCACCGGCCTTGCAGCGGGTTCGGGTACTGGTCAGTCTCTGCGATTTGAACAGCTTTTCTCTCAGGGCACTCTGGCTGATATTGCATCTGCTGCTACGGTAGACATTGGCGCACAGTTGACCAACTTCCTGCGAGTGACTGGCACAACCGGCATTACCTCGTTTGGCACAAACTACAACGGCCCACGGTTCCTAATATTTGCGGGTGCGGTTACTTTGACGCACTCCGCTACTCTGGTACTTCCTACCGCTGCAAACATCATTACAGCGGCAAATGATGCCCTGATCGCGGTTCCTATCTCTGGCGGCTGGCAGGTAGTCGCCTATCAAAAGGCAGACGGCTCCGCACTATCAGCACCTCTTATCGCAGCAACAACAGCAGGAACCAGCACAGCCTACACGCTTACACCGTCCCCAGCGATTACGGCTTATGCGGCTAATCAATCATTTTGGGTGACATTCCACACCGCCTCTGGTGCTACGCCCACTCTGCAAATTAGTGGTATTGCAACTCCCCCTAACTTGGTCAAACAGGACGTAACGGGCGCATACGTTAATATTCAAGCTGGCGACATTCCTACAAGTCACCGAAGCCGTGTAACGCTGCTGAGTACCACTCAGGCTCTGGTTGAAGAACTACCCCCAATGGTTAACCAGATTCAGCCGGTCACGGCGTCTGTTGCCGGTAACGCTTTGACGGTAGGTTTAAACCCTACTACATTGGAGTTTCGCTCTACTACCCTGACAACAGGTGTACCTAATAAACGCACCGTACCGACAGCTATTAGCTTGGTAGTGCCTAACACTGCCACTCTGGGAACTGTTAGCGCCGTACCTTCAAAAATTGCGATTCTCGCTATTGATAACGCTGGAACTATAGAACTTGCCGTAGTTAACGCAAACGGCGCACCCTCATTAAGCGAAAATGGAGTTATTAACACGACTGCCATTAGTGGCGCAGCTACTAGCGCAAGTGTCTATTACTCTACAACAGCCAGAACTGGCGTTCCTTATCGTGTTGTCGGATATGTAGACTCCACGCAAGCCACAGCAGGCACATGGGCAAGTACCCCAACATTGGTGCAGGGTGTTGGAGGATTGGCCTTTGCAAATGCAGCAAGCATGGTTCGGGTGAACACTGCCAACGGTTACGGCAGCACAAACACTGTAATCAAGCGCTACACAACCACAGTTACCAATCAAGGCTCGGACATCACCTATGCCGACAGCGCAACTTTGGGCGCGTCTTTCACCATCAACACGGCAGGCGTCTACTCAATCTCTGGCAACGTGATTGCAGCCGCGACTTCATCACTTGGTGCAAGCCTGAACTCATCGCAGTTGACAACGGCCATAGGAAGCATAACGGCGGCTGACAGGTTGATTGTGGGTTATGGCGGTGGCGGCAATCCGGGCACGTTCTCTGTGTCTGTCTATTTGCCAGCAGGCTCTGTCATTCGTCCTCATGCTGATGCAAACGCGAGTTCATCCGCTGCTTTGGAAAACTTCACAGTTACAAGGATTGGCTAATGCGCTACTTTAAAGACTCCGCCGATGGCTTTTACTCAGCCGCTGATGACGTTCAACCCTTAGATGTCTGGGTAGAAATCACCGAGGCCGAATGGCTTGCTGCAAATCCTCAGCAACAGTCAGACCCAAAGTATGCAATACGCGCTCAGATTGATCAGCTTCTATATATTGCTGGTGTCTCTCAAGATTGGCACCTTGACGCAATGATGGCTGGAATGGTCGCACTTGCTGCTACTCAAGGAATTTCAGAGCCTGACCTGTATTCGGTGAACCCCGGATATAAGCAAGTAAAAGACGTGTCCGAGCAGATAAAAGCCCTACGCGCACAGCTATGACCATTCTGTTAGCCCTGCTCTACCCTATTGCCGTGCAATACGAGCGCGGCGGGTGGTGGCGTCTATTGGCTCCAGTGACGTTTCCAACATTGGTCATTGATGTGATCGCGAACTACACCGAACTAGCGCTGATTACATGGGATTTTCCTGCTAAAAACGAATGGACGTTTTCCACTAGGGTGCAACGTCTCCAATACTACGCAGGCTGGCGCGGTTCTTTTGCTCGCGCTGTGAAGGCGTATTGCAACTTTTTCTACAAAAACCACATAAGGTAAACCATGAGCGAGGCCGGACTGTTTGAGATCATTAAAGACTGGGTTTTGGTTCCGCTTGCTGGTGTAGCGGCATGGGCATGGAATCACAACGAGTCAGAGCATAAAGCCATCAGGGATGCACAAGAAAAGCTACGCGAGCAAGCATCGCAAGGCAATAGCAAACTGAATGACAAGTTCATGGAACACATAGAACACCGTGTGAGCGAGGCTATTAAATTCGCCCGTGAAGAGGACAGCCGGATAATGAACGAGATGGAAACCCAGCGGGGGCATATCGCTAAGATATTCGACAAGCTGGAAGAACACGCTAGACGCTCCGAAGATCGACATGTGGAGATGCTAAGTGCTATCCATGAGGGACTATCTCGAAAGGCTGATAAATGAAATTTGGCGCTCAATCAGAACTAAAGCTAAAAGGCGTTCATCCTGATTTAGTAAAAGTGATGCGCCTAGCCATTGACCGCACAGAGGTTGATTTTTCAATCACTGAGGGGCTTAGAACCAAAGAACGACAAGCCGAGCTAGTAGCCCAAAAGAAGAGCCGGACAATGAATAGCCGCCATCTAACAGGTCATGCCATAGACTTTATGGCTATCGTAGACGGTAAGGGTACATGGCAATGGAAGTATTACGAAACCATCGCAAACACCATCAAGGAATGCGCTAAAGAGCTAGGCATAGAGGTTGATTGGGGCGGTGATTGGGTAGGTTTTAGAGATGGTCCGCACATTGAACTAGACCGAAAGGCTTACCCATGAATATCGAAGTAAAAGACCCCATTAGTGCAGCCCTAGACATTGGCGGGAAACTGATTGACCGCCTATGGCCAGACCCAGCCCAACGCGATGCGGCAAAGCTGGAACTGCTAAAAATGCAGCAATCCGGCGATCTAGCCATTATTACCGGACAAATGGAAGTCAACAAAGAGGAGGCAAAAAACGCGTCCGTCTTTGTCTCTGGCTGGCGTCCGTTTATTGGATGGGTCTGCGGTATGGCTTGCGCATGGAACTGGATTGGCTTGCCTGCCGTAAAAGCTGGCTTGCTAATCGCTGGATACACAATAGACCTACGCCCCGCAGACCTTACTGAGATGCTTCCTGTTTTGATGGGGATGCTTGGCCTTGGAGGTTTGCGAACAATCGAGAAGCTGAACGGGCAGGCCCGTGCTTAAGACAAACCAAAGCCCTGCCGCCTAAAACAAATTTAAGCGTGTGAGGGCCTTCGGTTTTCTTTCCGCATACTGCGCACCATCGCATATTTTTTCCTTTAAATATTCAGAATAAGTCAATCCGCGCCAAGGTAAATTTTCATACCAAGCATCATTCCATTGGCCTTCTGGTTCGTTAACGTACCAAAAACCAATGTTTCCGTCTGTCAACCAATAGTCAAAGCACCATCCACCTTCTGGCGTATTTGTGTAATCTCTAATGTATGCACCCGATCTAACGGGTTTAATATCTCCAGAAAACCAAGGTGTCATAGCAAAGCCTCCCCAAGTTCTTCACGCCGTTTCTGTTGCATAGCTTTCTCAAGTGCCGCCATTTGTTGCGGAGTTAGGCGGGTGAATGGCCAAGTTGGATAGTTCATAACAACCCAATCAAAATAATTACAACAAACACGCCGACAATCGCCAGCGCGTCACGAATTCGGCCTACTACCTTATCCATAAGATAACCGCCAAAGCCAAGACAGCGATAAAACTAGCCTTCATCACTATCAGATCGTGTTTGTGCATTTTCAAGCTCCTGTGCAAGTAAGAGAGCATCAAGGGCAATTGCCCTCAATGCCGAGACTGTTTCCGTATGAGAGATGTTTGCTTTCACATCCTCAAGGAAATCATATAACCGTTGGGTCATGATTGGCATAGGTGTTTACCCTCGGGCCTTGAGCATTGCGTCTGCCACATCGTAAGCATCTAGCGCTACGTCAGTTGGAGTGCAGTCATCACTCATTTTTAATGATGCCATGATTCCTTGAGCTGCCTTTGCAGCAAAGTAATCACGCAGTGTCATTCCGTTGAATTGCGGCTCATCCCATTTGCAGGACAAGGGAAACGCTGGGCCGCTGTTGTTTTGTTTGCTCATGTTGTTCCCCTTGCTCACCATGGAACGTCTGAATCCATATCGGAAAAATCAGAAGCTGGCTTAGGTGCTTGGCGCGTAGGTGCTGGAGCCTGTCGCGGTGCTGGTGCGCGTTGTGGTGCTGGTTTCTCTGCTTCATCTCGCCCACCAAGTAGCTGTAATTCAGTGGCTACAATGCCGCAGGTGTTTTTTTCTACTCCATCTTTATCGATGTATTTGCCATACTTCAATCGTCCTTCCACGTACACCGGTTTGCCCTTTTTGACGTACTCCGAGCAAATTTCTGCCAAACGCTCATAGAACGTCACTCGGTGCCATTGGGTATCTTCGATAGTTTCGCCGCTGTTTTGATCTTTTCGCTTGCTTGTGGTGGCAATGCTGATATTTGCAACTGCTTTGCCTGATGACAGGTAGCGCATTTCGGGATCGCGTCCACAGTTGCCGACTAGGATTACTTTATTTACAGATGCCATGATTAGCCTTTAGTTGCGTTGTGTTTACGGATTGCGCTGCGGGTTTTTGAATCAAGAAAGCGCTCTAGATACAGCTCTTGTACATCGTCTAGCGGCTCTTTGTAGCGCTCAAAGTTAGCCTCATCGAATTTTCCCTGAGAGACAAGATCGGTAACGAGTTTAGCCGTGTCCTCTAAGTAGGTTTTCCAGTCTTGCGAGAGGTCATCTCCAATGCCGGACAAGCCGCCCATTTTTTTGACTGGTTTTACTTCGTGTGTGTGCGCGTCTGCGTCATTGTCTGACTCAGTAGGGATGCTAAACGCCTGAAAACAAGCGTATTTGTAGGCCGCAGACATGGCTTTGTTAGTTGCCTTGTCGCCACTGTCCATAGCCTCTCCGAATGTCTTTACAGTGTGTTTAGAGCCATCCTCTGCGCAGACAAAATCGAATTCAGACTCAACGGTCACATAGAACAATGCGCCTCCTTTTTGGGAAGTGCGCTCTGTAATCGTGCGATTCAATACGCGAGGGAGAATGCATAAACCATGCCGCGCAAGCATTGGCGCAATGGTGTTGTAAACATCGTCAATCCCGCGAAATTGGTAGCCGCTTCCCTGTGTATTAGTTCGGTTTTTGGTAATTCCACTGACAGACAATTCAGCCTGTACAGCGTTGATAGCTTTGTAAACACTCATCCCACAATCTCCTTCATCATTACTGCTTTAACTTGTGCCTTTGTCATTCCAATGGCCTCAAGCTCCAAGGCCACGCGCTCACAAGTCCAGTCTTCGGCATAGGCCCGTTCGATAATTTGCGATGCTGTCATTTCCACACCTTGTAAGCACGTTTTAGAGAGTTAAGCACCGTGAAACCGGCCTCACGATAGTAAAAATATTGCTCGCCAAAGTTTGAGCTGCAAAAAACAAATCCGCACAAAAGACCGAACAAAAAGAAACCAGCGTATGCAAAAAATTCACTCATTTTGATTCTCCTGTAAAAATTTCTAGTTCTTCCAAGTTGTGCGCAACGAAGCAAGCCTGCACCGTTTCCTTGTAAGCCTGCACCAGTGGGCATGTGCTTTTTTCCAGCATGGCCACAAATGCGTTGTGGGCGGCGGTTTCGTTGCCATAGTCCTCGAAAACGTCTTTCATGCTGTATTGCTCCAGCTTGCCGCCGATGCTGGTGCGATAGCTGATGTAAGGCACTGACAGCGAAGAAAAAGGCACTTTTCCGATTGCTGCGAATGTTTTGTTGATGGTGTCTAGGTGGCTCATTTAGTCGCTCCGGTTTGTTGATGAATGAATTGTCTAGCAGAAATTAAGTGATGTGTACTAGGGGAAACCCTTAGTTTTTCAATTAAAAAGGCTCCGTTGCTTGAGCTTTTGGTATTTGTCCTCGGTGGAGGCTGGGGGTGCTGTCATTTCGCTTCGGCTAGTTTTGCCGCTGCTTTTTCCTCTTTTGTTTGGCGTCGGTAAGCACCAAAAGCAGTCCGAACTAAGACGGGCTGTTTTGCCTTTAGCTTTTCCAATGCAAAGCGGTAGTAGGTTTCCTCCTTGTTTCCGTTCCAGCGGACAACAGCACATCCTTTTTCTTTGTCCACGCTAATAACTTTAACGGGCCAAACTCCAATGCTTCTCAGGTATGTATTCCCCATACTGTAAGAATGGACGTCATACAAAGTCATTCCCGCTTCTATTTTTTCGAACTTCATTTCTTAGCCTTTCTCGTCCACCGCAATCAGCCACCAGCCCTGCTTTTTTGCGGCCTCTGTTGCAGCTTTTACGGCTGCTTGCTGGTCATCTGCTGTGACATTGAAATGAATGTGTGTGCACATGTTTTTAACTGCGCAAGTTGCTATGAAGGTCATTTGCTCTCTCCTTGGTTAAATAGACTTCATTGTCTAGCACAAATCACGGATTGAACATTAGGGCAAACCCTAATACCGATACCCGCCGAACTGTGAGAGGATTCAAGCCTCATTAACAACGGAGTCCATATGCGTCTTAACGAACGTCTGCGCCGAATGCTCACATCTATCGCGCAATCCCCCCGCCGAGCCACTCACTTCACACACGGTGACTACAACGCACCACTACACCCAGAAGTCTTAAATGGCTGGCTTGCTCAGTTGGTAGAGGCTGGCTACTGCTTTGAGGCTGAAGGCGCTTTCCACATCACAGTGATGGGACGACAAGCTCTAGACCAAGGAAACACAGCAGGGGTGCGGCAGTACGTTACAGGGCGAGGCACCTATCGCACTGGTGACGGAGACCCTCAGCCTACGTTCTATCGTCCGGGGTCTGACCATTCGCATATCAAGAGCCACGGTACAAGGTGCTAATCATGGAACCTGTAATTATTGGAAACGCAACACTGTACTGCGGTGATTGCCTTGAAACCCTCCCGCATCTGCCAAAAGTTGACGCCTGCATAACAGACCCGCCTTATGGGATGTCGTGGGTGCAAGTTAGCCCAAACAATGGATTGCATAAAAAATTAGGTGGCGGTCGTACTGGAGGGGCTAATTCAAAACATTACGGTTTAAGTATTCATGGTGACTTTGAAAAGTTTGACCCATCACATTTGCTCTCATACGGTAGCAAACAAATAATTTTTGGATGCAATCACTTTTTTGGTGATTTGCCAAAAGGTGGATTATTGGTTTGGATAAAAAAAGCTGTTAATTGTTGGGGTGCATTTTTGTCCGATGCAGAAGTTGCTTGGATTAGTGGAGAAGAAGGAATTTATTTATTCAACGATTTTTCAACAGGGCAAGCTGATGCGCGCAAGGGATTGCGTGAACACCCAAATCAAAAACCAGTTTCAGTTATGCGCTGGTGCATAGAGCAAGCAGGCAACCCACAAACCATCCTAGACCCATTCATGGGCAGCGGAACTACAGGAGTAGCCGCAATCCAGCTAGGCCGCTCCTTCATCGGCATTGAGCGCGAACCCAAATATTTCGACATTGCCTGCAAGCGTATTGAGCAAGCAGTCGCACAGGGCCAGCTATTCGCGCCTGAGCCAATCAAGCAAGAGCAGACTAAATTTGAAATTTAAGGACGAATCATGAAAACAACCCAAGGCCGCAAACTGATCGCACTGCTTAAAAAGCGCGGTATGACCACACTAGAGCTACAGCTTGAATGCATCTCAACATGCCCTTGGAAGCGCGTGTCCGAGCATTTGCGCCCCGATGAGGAGCTAACCAAAACCAAGCGTTACCCTGATAACGGGCGCTGGTTTTACGTCTATCGTGTGGTTGCTTCTAAGGCGAAGCGCGGTTAAAATTTAGGTACAGAACCCGCCTAGCTTGGTAGTAGCTGCCCAAGCGAAAAGATGAACCCACATCAGGCGGTGCTTCTTATCTTTGGGCGCTTGGGTTAGTTATGCACTACTACCAGTTCAATATTGGTGACTACAAAAGTCACACAGAGCATCTTTCTGAAATGGAAGATTTGGCCTATCGACGTTTGCTCGATTGGTACTACCTTCACGAAACCCCCATACCGCTAGACATTGCAGAGACTGCTAGGCAAATACGCATGCGAACGCATACCGATTGCATTGCAACCGTACTGCAAGAGTATTTCATTCGCACTGGTGAAGGATGGACACATGGCCGCGCTGACAAGGAAATAGCAAAAACAGGCGAGAAGTCTGCCAAGGCGTCAGAAAGCGCGAAGAAACGATGGGAAAAAGAAGCGAATGCAATGCGAACGCATAGCGAAGGCAATGCTACACATAACACAAGACACAAGACACATAACACATTACCCAAGACACAAGAAGTCCAAGCGCCTGAAGGCGTATCAGAGCAAGTTTGGCAAGACTTCAAGAAAAGCCGCAAAACCATGCGAGCAGCGATAACGCAATCCGCTATTGATGGCATACAGCGAGAAGCTAATAAGGCTGGATGGCCGCTAGAGCAAGCCTTGATGGAATGCTGCGCTAGGGGCTGGCGAGGGTTCAAGGCTGAGTGGGTTGCAGACAAGGCAACACCTAACCAGCCCAAAACCTTTGCAGAGCGTGACCGTGAAGCCGGTATAGACCGATGGGAAGAAATGACAGGTAGGGTTCACCCTGATAGACAAAAAGCCCATGAAGGCCATGTAATCGACGTTACCCCTAGTTTTTTGGAGATTGAAAAATGAACGCAGCAGCCGCAGTTGACCATGTTTTCAGTGTGATGGGCGCAACCTATGGCGCAGCGTGGGACAGGTCACTAGGAACCGCGCCTATCGGTGACGTAAAAACCGTATGGGGCGAAGCCTTGAGCGACTTCATGCACTCTGATGACGCAAAACGGGCGATTGTCTGGGGATTGAAGAATTTGCCGGAAACCGTACCCAATGCCAGACAGTTCCGCGCACTATGCCGCAACGCTCCATCAAAAGCGCCCGTAATGCTTCCAGCGCCTACGGTTAACCCAGAGATAGCGGCAAAGGTGTTGGAAGGCTTAAAAGCCGCGCCGATAGGCCGAGTAGACCATAAGCAATGGGCGCATGTCATTCTGGCTGACTTAGCGGCAGGAATGAGGAAATCTCCCGCAGTGGTGCAGATGGCTAGGGATGCGCTCAAATGAACCACCCACAAGCCCATAACCTACTAGACCAACGCAAAGCAGGCGCAGACCTACCGCAAGACCAGATCAATCAAGCGCTATTTTTGACCGGAGACCTGAGCGAAAACGATCTACTTAGGGTAAACCCTAGTTCACAAAATGACCAAGCTAACGATAATTGGCCTAGCTCTAGTGGTTTATGGAATCGCTAGTTTGATAGGAAGACTTTTAGGAGGGAATGATGTTACTGACTGACGAAGAAATTGAAGCGTGTGCGGCAGACGATGACGGAAGTGATGACATGGCGTTTGCCCGAGCCATTGAAGCCGCGATTCTGGAGAAGCTGGCTAGTGCGGAGTTTCCGGAGCCTGATGTCAGCGTGGTGGATGGCGAGGACTTGTATGGCTACGCGACATTCACAGTTGCCCACTCAACAAAACAACTCACAGCATGGGGCAACACACGTTACGCACAGGGAGCAGCGTCACAGCTCGCTGAGAAGCCTACTTGCTGGGTTACACCTGATGGCGAGGGCTTCCGCATGCGACTGTCACCACCCGTTAACGCCGTTACTTTGGGATGGCAGGAACTCTACACACGGAGGCAAGCATGACCCAAGAACTGCGACGACTTGCGGAGGCTGCTACTCAGGGCGAGTGGAAAGCAAAGCTAGAACAAGGCCCTTATCCAAATTGGTATCTGATTTATTCAGAAAAAGTGGAGCCGCCCCTTATTGTGCAAGTTTTGCGCGGTAGCTCTTGGGCAGGACTGGCCTCTCATGCAGACTACTTCACAGAAAAAACGCCGCGAGACATTGCTGCACACGCCAATGCCGCCTACATCGCAGCAGCAAACCCCGCCGTAATCCTCTCCCTGCTAGATCGGCTGGAGAAGGCTGAGAAAGATGCGGCACGTTGGCGCTATGCCGTGGAGATTGGCGGAAATCAAACAATGAACTGGCTTGACGTTTACGACGATTGGGACGGTGACGGCGAGTTCACGGCGCAGATTGATAGCGCAATGGAGGCAAGCAAATGACCGAGCAAAAACCAATGTGCGTGATCGTGATAGGTGCCGCAAGTGCTGCTGGATTGGCGATCTCCGCACTGGAAGCTGCACGGGCTATTGAAGTCGTGCCGCTAGTGGTTGACCCAGAGCCAACACTCAAGAGCCTGAATCTGCCCGAGATAAAGGAATGGCCGCCGCAAAAACCGTGGTCCGGGTACACCGGCAAACAGAAAGCTCAATGGAAGCAAGAAACCTACGGGAGAAAACGCAAATGACCGAGCAAGAACAAAAAGCATTTGACGCCATGCGGGAGGCGTTGGAGAGTTCAGCAGTCTGCATTCAGCTCATGTCAGACGGCCCTAGCCGCGCTAGTTGGGGCGACACGCTAGACATAATTGATGCAGCCCTCACCGCAGCCAATTCCGTGACCTCCGAATGTTCTAAGGTGACCTCCGAATATTCGGAGCAGCCGCAAGACAAGGCTGTTAAAGCGGCGCAAGCGAGCATGGCGTACTACCGCGAAACTATGGGAAAAGGACACCCCCAAGCCACCGAGCCAGCATGGAGGCCAATCGAATCAGCGCCAAACGGAACGATGGTTCTTTTTGCAAACATGAGCCCACGCATTCAGGCTAGCGAATGGTGCTTTGTTGGGTGGATGGCTGGAGGAAAGCTATGCGGTCACAGAATGGAAAAACCCACCCACTGGATGCCACTTCCATCACCGCCAAAGGATGACCTATGAAGCGCAGAGGACAAACCATTTATCAACCCAAAGAGAGAATCCAGCGCCTCTCAGTGATTGATTCGATTACCGGCTGCTGGAATTGGACAAGCTCTACATGGAACGGATATGGCCGCTTGATTGTGGGCTCTAGAGCGGATGGAACAAGGCGAACAATCTCTGCCCACAGATATTCGTATGAGTCATTTTTTGGGCCAATCTCGGAGGGCTTGCACGTTTGCCATAAATGCGACAACCGAAAGTGCGTTAACCCAGATCACTTGTTTCTTGGGACGGTTCAAGACAATGTGAATGATCGTGTTGCAAAGGGAAGAAACAACCACGTTACGGGCGAAAGAGTTGGCACATCAAAACTAACCGAAACAGATGTACTTTCAGCCAAGAGACTAAGGGAAAAAGGATTGTCCTTTAGCGAAATAGGGCGAAGGTTTGGAGTTGGAAAGCACGCCGTAATGCGCGCCATCAATCAGCAAACTTGGGTTCCAGCAGCACCGGAGGCACCATGAAAGAGCCATTTAAGCCGTTTCTTGAATGGGCAGGCAAAGAAGGTTACGACACCGCGCACACATACGACACAGACCGCAGCAAATGGATTGTGTTTAACCCAATGACAGCCGACTTGTGGAAAGCATGGCAAGCAGCTATTGCAGCACCGGAGGCACATCATGAATGATGGCGGCAAAGGCGACAAACAACGCCCAACAGACATGGAAGAATTCCGCAAGAACTGGCAACGCATATTTGGAGACAAGAATGCACCCGTTAGCGAACCTAAAGGAGAGGCTAACAAACCACATCCTGAGAATGAAACAGATAGAAAATGACTGCGGCAACACCGATAAAACCTATGCAGGATGGGCGCTTATGCAGTACGAGAAAGAAATGCCGTGGCTTGGCTTAAAACAGGCTGTAGAGGAGCGATTGAATGAGATACGCCCGAAGGGTTGACGCTAACCAAGCTGAGATCGTGGCCGCACTGCGCAATGCAGGGGCTAAGGTCAAGATTGTTCACCAGCCCTATGACCTTCAAGTGTGGATTGGTGACCGGACTATGTACATCGAGGTCAAAAACCCAAAAACTGGCTACGGGCGCAAAGGGCTAAACGAAAAACAAGCAGAGGAAGCGCAAGGGCTACCCGTTTACATGGCTGATAGCGTGGAATCTGCACTCAGGGCGTTAAAAATCCTTCAAACATAGGGTTTCCCCTAATTCGCAAGCCTAAAAAAGTGCTAGACAATACAGACATTAACCGGAGAAAACAATGGTAAACGTAAGCGAATCCGCACTAGACAGCATCAAGCGCATGGCAATCGAGCGCGAGCAGGAAATAGAACTACTGCGCGAAACCCTGCGAGCAATCAAAGACATTGCGCAGAATCAGGATGTTGCTAAGGCATGGGTTACGGTGGAGAATCTTTGCAATCAGGCGCTTAACGGCTGATATGCGGGTAATTCTATGCAACAGGCAGCAGGGGCATCAAGCCATTTTGTCAGTCTGGGAGGCGGCTAAAGAAGGCTTACAGGCCGGTAAGCGGCTAGTCCTTACGCTGACAGAGGAAAGCAAGACCCGTGAACAAGAACAAAAATACCATGCCATGATTGGTGAAATCGCTAAACAGGCGCAACACCTAGGCGCAAAGTGGGATTCTGAGGATTGGAAGCGGCTATTGGTGCAAAAGTTTTGCAAAGAGTACAAACTGGCAGGAGGGCGAATCATTCCTAACCTAGACGGTGACGGAATCGTGCAGCTAGACCATCAAACACGCAAATTTACCAAAGAGCAAGGGAGCCAGTTTATAGAGTGGCTTCACGCATGGGGTGCAGAAAACGGAGTGACATTCAGTGACAAATGATGAAAAGCGCCATAAAGCAAAGCTGGCAGACATGGCTTGCATCATCTGTGAGCGCATCTATGGGCAACATGCAGGGGGTAACGTCACCTTGCATCACTTACGCACTGGTGGATGGGGAAAAGGTGACTACAGAACATTGATACCGCTTTGTTTTAACCATCACCAAGGCAAAGATGGAATTCACACGATGGGTACAAAAGCATGGGCGCGTCATTTTGACGTATCACAGCAAGACTTGTTAAACGAGATATTGGAGCGGGTAGGATGAGAAAACGGTGCAAGAGAAAAGTATATCAACTAATGAATCCCATAAGCCTCGCAATCGAGGGGGCATGCATTACCCCTGAAAAACCGCTAACAGAGCTTCAGAGTGGCGAACAAGCCTACCTAGACTCCCTTGTAAACGGGACTGATGACCTGAGCGGGTACTACGGGCTTTGTGCGATGCTTGGAATCTCTGAAACGATGGCACGTAACGGTATCGGCCCCGAAGTGATGCAAGCTTGCAAGTTAGCGGAATTCTCGCTCATCAAGCTGAAAAACCGCTACGACCGCTGGGGAAAGTGGGACATCACAGAAGGCGAGAAACACGCAATCCGAGAGCTAATGGAATGGCATCACCTACAGCGTACAAGCATAAGCCGTGGGGAGTATGAGCGGTTTATCGAGAAGGCAACCAACAGAATGAAAAGTAGAGCGCCGGAGGTAACAGTTGTATGAGCATGGAAGTTGTCTACAACCTCATGGCCCGTGGCATCACAGACCGTAAAGAGATCAGCCACAAAACGGGAATGAACAACAGACAAGTGCAGGCAGCGCTAAACAACCTGTACAAGAAAGGGCGCATATCGGTGCAGGAAGTGTTAACAGTGAAGGGG